CGCCATTCTTTAATAGGTCTGCCAAGCGGTATTTAATCCAACTTCGGCCGCAAGCTTATCTCCCAGCCGCTCGTAAGCCCGCTTGATCTTGCCGAGCTTTTGAGCGCTGAGCTGTCCGTCGTGATAAGCTTCCTCCATGCAGGCCACATAAGTCGAGCCGACAAAGGCGTCTTCAAGTACTGCTCGTTCCAGTTTGTCGTGCGGTTCCACGTAGCCGGAGCGAAGTTGTTTGGCCAACCGTTCGCAGGCCAAGGCGACAGCTTCATATTCGGTTTCAGGTTCCAGCCTGTCCATCGCATCGGCAATGGCGTCCGGCACTTCCAGACGATGCAGAAGGATATCAGCTTCCAGCTTGGTCAGCCAGACTCGTTGAATTGCAGGCATGGAAATTCTCCTTTGAATTGATGGCGAATCCGATTCTCCACATTGGACGCGATCATCCGTCACCCTCCATTTCGAGCAGTTTCACTTGACGGTCCGGTTCTTCGATCGGTTTGACTCGCTTGCTCGAACAGAGGCAACCCCTCCGCCGCTTTCCTGGCGATTGCCACGAGTTCTGCTTGAGCCGCAGCAAGTGCTTCTCGTTCCTTTTTCAATTCCGCTTTCAGATCCTCGACTCTTAGTTGGTGATAATCGATCCGCTCAATCAATATTCCGAAGCGTTCACGGAATACTTGCGGAAATGTTTCGATCTTCACTTCAGTCTTGCTTTTCTTCGATTTGACCATTTTGCTGCCCTTTCGCTTGAACAGGACATTCGATTTCTTGGCGTTCTGATTCCGTGCAGGCACCTTTCGACCAGCCGTGCGACGGGTAGCGCCTGTAAGTTTGACAGACGCTGCACCACTCTTCGCCGTCCAGGCAGCGTTTCAGCGGCTGTCCGCAGCTATGGCAGCGTCCGCAATGGCGACGCGGCATGTTGATCGTTTTCATCTCGGCCCCTCCTTTACGGCCTCCGCCGCTGCCCGAGCCTCACGATGGTGAGGATCGAAGGGAATCGCCTCGATGTGTTCCTTCTCGTCTGCCTCTGCTGTGAGAATCACCACGCCCACACTGCGGGCGATCTCCGCCACTTCCGCGCGATTGACCGGATCAAGACCTTCCCAGCACTCCTGGGGCACGGTGACCAATCCGCCGTGGCCCACCTGCTCAAGGGCAATTTCCAAAGCCACCCGCCACCGCTCGCCGGGACTGAGTTCCGAGAATGGTTCGATGCCACGATCCGTATGGCAGACCAACCGGCCGCCTTCCACATGCAGCTTGCTGGTCACGTGGCTTACCAGTTCGTTCAGAACTTCATCGGTTGCATGGGCCGCATTTCGGAATCTCTCGGCCTCCGCCGCTGCCTTATCGGCCGACTCGCGGTATTGATCCGCCTGCGCTTTCAGGTCTCGCAATCGTTCAGCCTCGATCGCCTGATTGTGCCGTAGCTGGGCCTCGGCTACGGCATCCTGGGCTGCAAGAATCTGGTCAGGAGGCACGGCCTCGGGCACTTCGGCAAGGATTTCTTCAAGCTGCTTGATCTGCGACTGCACAAGTCGGGCCTGGTCCAATTGCCGACGTACCTGATGACGCCGCTCTTGGGCCACGGCCAGGGCCCGTTGCAGCTTTTCGATCTTCTCGTCCAGATTCGTTTCTTCGGCCTCCAAGGCCTCGATCGATTGATCGGCCGGTTGCTTGGAACGAAGCTGTTCCAAAGTTTGTCTGGCCTTTTCCGCCTGCGAGCGTCGCCTTTGGGACTCTTCGGCCCGAGTTTCCAGTTCCTTCAAGGCCACCAAAGCGGCCTGCAGTTCCGCCTCGGTCGTTTTTCGATCGAGGTTCAGCGATATCGAATGTTCGTCTATCTCCGCTTGCAGGCCAGCCGCTTTGGAATTGAGGTTCTCGGCCGCCTTCTCGTGCCGGCGGGCCTCGGCCTCCAGAGCCCGCTTGATCTTGCCGGCCAGGGTGACCGGATCGTCACGCTTCAGGTCGGTTACTGAGACCAGCTCGCCAATTTCGACCTCGGGCGGTAAGATGGGCTTGAATGTTTCTGCGTCGGCCGGCTGTCCAGAGAGCTGTATCAAGGCCTTGATTCTCTGGCGGTCGGCCGCTTCTTCGTCTTTGATGGGCGGTTGCACCAGTTGCGAAATATCAAGCCGACCTTCCAAGGTTACGACTTCAGCTTCACCGGTCCGTCTGGTGCTTCGTCCGATCGTGATCTTTGCCCCTACACCCTCGACCAGCCCCTTGCGGGCCCCGTCTTTGCATGGCGGCCTGCCCCGGCCGCCAATGAGAGAATCCACGGCCGCCAGGGCGTGCGATTTGCCAGCGCCGTTGCGCCCGCGAAGCACCACCACGCCGGCGTCAGGCAGCGGGATGGAAAGCCTGTCGATAGGCCCGACGTTTTCGAGCCGGATGGTTCTTTGTTGGTTCATTGCTCGAACTCCTTGACAAGAGCGTCAATATTGCCATCGGCGGCCTGCGCATCGTCCGGCAGGCGAATGGGCGGACCGACCACCCTGGCCGCCGGACAGATGGGCGTGGGATTGCCCGGAGAGTTGTCCATCACCTTGGGCGGCTGTTTCCGGCCGGAATCAAGCGATGTGTCGCCAGCCTGACCTGTCATTCGCAAAAACAGGTTCCATTCGGCCACTACGTCGGCCACCGCATAGGTGAGAATCGTCTGGTATTGGCCTTGCTGATACAATTCAGGCACGAAGGCGCCTTCGATCACCCGCTTGTGATTCGGTAGCCCGCAGGCATCCAGCACATCGCTGAGCGAGATCATCGGCCGCTCATCAAGCGTGTAGCGGTTCCACTCGATCATCGTGTCGAACAGCGGCTGGTCGTGCCACACCAGGCACTGCGGCAGGCGCACGTCGTGACGGATCATGGCATGGCGGAGTTTCGGCAGGTCGAAGTGCCGGATGTTGTGCCCGACAAGCACCGTCTCCGGCGTGCACTGATCCAGGTAGTCTCGCACGCGGCGGAGCATTGCAGCCTGGTCGGCCGTCTGTTCCAGCCTCGCCCCCACAACTTGCTGATCGCCGACCGGCAAATGGTGAATCACCCGGCAATCGGCCTCGGTGCGCATGGCCACGGTGATGATCGGCGCCGTGTCGAGCAAAGCGAGTTGTTCCTGTTTTTTCTCGTAGGCTTCCAGGAAGCGGTTGCCGATCGTGGCCGGTTTCCATTTCGGACTGGGCGACCAGCTCTTTCGCATCCATTCTTCGGCCTCGGTCGGCTCGCCGGCGATCGTTTCGATATCGATCGCCAGGAACTGCGGTGGTACCATCCAACTCATTGGATTGCTCCTGTCAGAAATTGTGCTGTTCGAACTACCAGCGTCGCCCCCAGAAACCGCTGCGAGAACCATTCCAGGTATTTCTGCTGCTGCGATTCCACGGGTTGCGGGCCTGCAAATATGGCCCGAAAAGCTGCATGCACGCCGCAGCCAATTGCTGGAGATTTTGCGCCGCCTCCGGGCCGAAGTGCACGCGCACCGACAGCTCACGCCCGTCAGGCATGGGCACGGTCACGGGCACACTGACGCCCGTAGGTTGAGGCATGGTCCCCGCACCCAATCCAGCCGGCGCGCCAAAGGGCTGCATCGCCGGCAGTCCACCCGCTAGGCCCGTCGGCTGCATGTTTTGAGCAGTTTGAGCAGTGGATTGACCGGCTTGTTGCATTTGCTGGGCCACCAGCGTGGCCAGTTGTTCGAGAGTATTCTCCGCCATTGCTTGGGCTCCTTTGGTGGGCGCCGCGCACGGAGCCCGCATGCGCGACGCCCGAAAAAAGGATCACTCGGGCTCCTCGTCACTCTTGTCCCAGGGCGTTTGCTCCCAGTCGTCCATCCACGCCTGGGCCCAGGCGCGGAAGTTGTTTAGTGTTTGCCGAGCGCCGTAGCTTCGCGGTTTTACGCGCAGGTGCCCGCTCTGCATGTCGTCGTACAGGCACCAGGTGTGCTCCAGCAGTTCACTGAAATAGTCCCAGTGCTCGGGCGGTCCGAACAACCGCCGGGCCTGCTCCAGTTGGCGAATCGCCTCGTCGAGCACCCCCAGCGGCCCAGCGCCGTGGCATCCCAGGATGCTTCCCAGCCGCCAGAACTTTGCCAGCAAGTGGACCCGACCCTCAGAAGTCTCGGGCAGATTCAGATTCTCACAGGCTTGAGGCTGGAGGCTGGAGGCTGGAGTGGGAAGAGCGTTTTTCGGCTTTCGGCTTTCGGCTTTCCGCTCTGCCTGTGCGTTGCACGCAGACAGGTTTCGGCTTTCGGTTTGAATAGTATCCATTGGTTTGGCTTTCAGGTTGTTGCTGCCTGGGCTGCGCAGCAGCTATCTTCGTGCTTGAGGCACTCTCCTGTGCATGCGAAACCAGTGCAACCACGATATTGATTCCGAGCTGGCAGGCTCCCATTCGATCACCGGATCATCTGGGTGCCAGAGTTCTTCACCGGCCTGCGCCCTGGCAGCCAGGACCGCAATCTTCTCCGGTGTGCCAGGCCGAGCAGTGGTCGGCGCGCTGGCAGGTTGAGGATGAAATCCAACAGTATCTCCATGCAGGAGGATATGCTCGAAGATGTTCACGTTGTTCACCTTGAAAAGCGCCCGGGCCGGCGCATCCTGGAGGGCATCCTGCATCACCGGCCCGGGCGCCAGGGGCAGCGTCACCCGGCACCAGGCTTTGGTTGGCCGGGCGAGGCATGGGGACTGTCGCCAAATCCGCCGGCGGACCGCCCGCCGGAAACACGGGTACGTGTGGAGCAGTGCCGCCCGCCGGACTCGAACCGGCTGGCGCAGGCCGGGCGTGGCACGCCTTCCTGAGCGGCATTTTCGGCGCGGCGGCCCCGGGACCGCCCCGGGAAAGAGAGGACTTTCTGGAGGTACACTTGGACCGGACAAACTATCCGCCGCGCCGATAGTTTTCAGAACAGTGTTTTTTGCCTGCCGTTGAGCTTTTCCAGCGGCGGCACTGCCGGTGAACCAGGCGCCGCCACGCGCGGGTCCACGTAGTGGCGCAGCGTGGTTTCCACACGCGTGTGCCCGGCGTGCCGGCGTGCCTCTTCCAGGCTTTTTAGTGCAGCCATCGTGGTGCTGCTGCGCCTGAGCTTGTGTGTAAGTTCGCCGTGCTGGTTTCGCGGACAGGGGATGCCGGCCAGCAGGCACAGGTAGCGAAACGTGGAGAAGAAATCCCGGCGCGAGCGCGGCCACTCGGGCCACTCGAAAAGTCGCTCGCGCCGCGGCCTGGCGATCGTCCGCACCGCTTCGACCGTTGGCGTGGAAAGCGGTTTGATCTGGTCGTTGATGCTCTTGCTGTTCGGCCGATAGCGCACCAGCAAGAAGCGCCGGTCGAAGTCCACATCCTCCAGGCGCAGGCTCATGGTCTGTGAGACCCGCAGGCCTGTATCCCAGGAGACGCACAAGAACGCCCGCCACCAGTCGCCGGCCCTGTGCGGGCCGATCCGCCCGGGCTGTTCCACGGCCACATGATACAGTCGACCGACCTGCTGCGGCGTCCACGCATCGGGCATGCGCCGCGGCTGTACCACTTTTGGCCAAGTCCTCGGCAGTTCGTCGATCAGCCGCAGTCTCCAGGCCTCGTTGAGCAGCGCGCGCAGCCACTTGAGCACGGCCTGTGTGGCTGCCTGCCCCTGGCCCTGGTCGCACAAAACAGCGTAGAGCCTGTAGATTTGCACCTCGTTCAGCGAGGTCAATGACGGATCGCCCAGCACTTCGCCGATTTTGCGCACCGCCCGCCGGATCGCCGAGATCGTGCCCGGAGCAAGCTGGCGGGTGCGCAGATAGAGTTCGAGAAGCTCCGAAAGTCTCATGGTGCCACCTCACAGCAGCATCAGAGTGTGGCCGCCCCTTGGCGGCCTCCTGCTGCTGTGGGAGCGGCCCCTGACGTACAGCCCGCACCGCTCCGTGGGCACCATCCATTATTCTTCGCCGGCCCGCCATAGCCGTCGGTCCGTCTTCTGCGCTCTCTCGGGAACCTGCCGGTGAGAGCACCCGGGCCGCCAGCCGGCCAGAGTGCTCGGGATTTCAGCAAGGAGAGATTCTAAGTCGTGGCCTAGTTTTTGTCAATGAGGAATCTGGCGATTTTTGATTTTTTTGCTAAATCCCGTCAGCGATTAGACTTACGATATGGCCGTCTATCTCGCCGATAGCGTTCGACTTCCGATTTCGGGATAAGCAAGTCGCGTGCTGGTTTAATGGCAGAAATGCGGCCCGCAAGCACCAATTGGTGAATCCTTCCGGGGGTAACTCCAAGCGCAGCAGCGGCCTCACGCACAGAAAACAGCGGTTCCGTTGGTTGAATCGTCACGCTCATGCCTCCCAAGATAAGCCACGGCTTAGTTTTTTGTCAAGAGGCAGGTGTGCTGAGGCTCCCGAGCACGAAAGCCCCCCGGGCCTCGCGGCGACCGGGCACCTGCCAAGGTGGGCGCACGAGGACTCGAACCTCGGACCTCGTCCTTATCAGGGACGCGCTCTAACCGCAGAACGCGGCGCAAAGAAAAAGCCCGGCCGAAGCCGGGCATGGGACAACGGTCCGCATATCAAGGGCCTATTGTGCCTGCTGGGCTTCCCACTGCCGGAGCGTGCGCACGCGGAACTCCAGGGTCCACCAGTCATCCCGCTGGGGGTCGATGGCCGCCAGGCCCGGCTCACTCCAGAAGAAGTCGCAGGCGGTGCGGATATACTGCACCTCGGGCCAACTCAGTTTTTCGAGTTTGCCCAGCAGGGTTTCCGTGGCGGCCTGGCCCGAACCGGGGCGGTCTGGGTCACCCAGCCACTTGTCGCCGACCCCATTCAGACGCTGAGCGTCGTGAACCTCCAAACATAGCGCTGATGCGCCATGCTGGTAGAGGCCCAGCGCCCAATCTCCCTCGAACGAGCCGTTGAGCACATCGGCCAGCAGATTCCATTCTGCGCGAGTCAAGTTTGGTTGGCTCTCGCGCATCAGCCGGGCCCAGCAGGTGGCCGCACGTGAAAGCGCAGGCAACTGGGTGCCGGCCGAGCGGCTCTGACCGATAGCACCACCGAGTATGAACCGATCAGTATCCTCGATTTCAATCGTGATTCGTTTCCTCATTTTTCTCTCCTTAGTCCACATATGATCGCCAGCGGGAGCGGCTAGCCGGCACGTATTCGCGCTGCTGGATCGGTTGCCACCAGCCCGCAGGCACCTCGACGGGCCGATGCTGTTCATGCTGCATCGGCGTGGGCCGCTCAACAAACAATACGCGGCCAATCTCAGAGTCGTATACACGGGCGGGCAACACGTGCGCGTGGCCCGTGCGCTCGCCCTCCACCCGCAGGCCGGCCAGCGGCCGGCCCTCGCCGTCGGTCACCCGTCGCAGCTTGCGCGGCGGATCAACCGCGACCAGTAACACATCACCTTGACGAATCTGACGCATGACACACCTCCTTCTGCCATCACTGCGCGCGGACGGCCTGCGCCCCAAGGCCGGCATGGCCCGGGCTTGCCCGCCTCGCAACGAAGCGAGACGGGCCAGTCCGGGTCAGGCTTCGAGCTGCGGATCATACTCACCCGCGCGCAGGCCGAACGTCCAAGCGATGGCTGCGTGGATTAGACGCTCGGTTGGCGTAGCGCGGCGCATGCGGCCCGCTAATGATGGATTAGCGGGCCGCCATTCGGGGCTCTCAAGATCGTGCTCCACCCGCCAAGCAAACTGCGAATCCGTACCGAAGCGCGGCGGCACGCGCAGGATGTGCGCCTCGCCGCTGGTTGCATCACGGACGACCAGGTAGCAGCGATAAGAGGGGCCACCGCGCGACTCGTACCTTTGACCATTATGACGGCCAAACGAGCAGTAATCGCACATCGTGATCAGCATCGCCGAGCAGTCACGGCGGATACCGATCCACTCCAGCTCCGAGCCTTCCAGCACGTGGTATTGACCGCGCTTGCCGCGGAACGATTCGCCTGCGGCGAATTCGGTTAGATCGCGCTCGCACTGGTCACCGATACGTCCAACCAGACTCACGGCCGCGCGGACCAGCGCGGCGGTGTTCTCTTCGCGCGTCCGGCCGTAGCCAGCGCTGGCGAAGTGGCGGTAGCCGCTACCCCAATCCTGATCGAGCAGCAATTTGCGAAGTGTACTGCGCCCCAAGCGGCCAGCGGCCAGGCGGTCGCTGATGCGCTGCCGCCGGGCCTGTTCGCGTGTCAGCCGGCGGCTCTGGGCCTCGCGCACGATGCGCCCCTTGCTCGGGCCGCGCCGGGCGGCCTCGGCCACGTCGCGTGCTTTGCGGCGCTCGGCACGGGCCCGCAGAATGCGGATGGCCTCAGCGCTGACTGCTTGTGGCACGCCATGCCATCGCAGATACTTGCGCCCATCGCCCGCAGCACGCCAACATTCCAGCCGAAACAGCCTATCGCGCAGGGCCTGGCGGGCCTGCGCCTCTACAGATCGAGCCGCTTGGCGCGGCTCACAACAGAGGGTAGATGTGGTCATGGTCTGGACTCCTTATCAGTCCGGGCCTCGGAGCCGGGAGGGCCCGTCCCTCCCGCGCTCCACTATCTATCTGATAATCTATCAGATAGAGCGGAAAAGTCAAGAGGAAATCCGATGGACTGGCGAGAATTCCGGAGTTTTCCGAGATTTTTTCCCTTACACAGGGCCAGTGAACAGAAGCGCAAGGGACGGGGATTTTTGACGGGACAAGCTGCAAAATCGGCGAACGGCGGGAATCTGGCCACTTCGGCAAAGACCAATAACGGCGGTTGACCGGCCGTCCGGCACTCTGCATAGTGGTAACGGCCCGGGAATCAGGAGACAGAAGATGAAAAGTCCGCCACCTCCCAGACGACGGCCACCGGTGCGCCGGCCCGCTGCTGTGGTTCACTCGCCGCTGCGCAGCACAACGCTACTTCAAAATCGTTCTGTCAAGACAAAAGCGAAGAGACCTGCGGACTGGCCATTGCTGCTGTTGATCTTTTCACTGGTGCTGGTGACCGTAATCCTGGTGATCACACTCTGGCAATTCCAGAGCCTGAAGCACGACAAGCGCAACTTCGGCGAAACCAGATTCAGGCGTCCCGTCAGCAATCCCTCGAAGAAGATGCCGCCGATCGAAACGCTCGGCCAGTGGAATTCTGCGAGTACCAGACAGCGCATGCAGACGGCTTCGGAAATCGTGCGGCGGCTCAGATCGCGCGGCCAGTTACCTCGTCCGCTGGCAGAACGGTTCCGTACCGAAGGGGAGATGGGCTACCTGGCCGGCGAACTGGTGATTGCCTTGACAGAAGCGGCCCGGATCACAGAAGACAAACCGGAAATGGCAAACATGTCCATCGAAGACGTTGCCAGGGGAGTGCTGATGCTGATGGCTGAAGATCAATTAGAAGGCTTCGATCTCAAGGCTTACTAGTCTTGTCATGGTTGCCTACCCTGTCTTACGCCACGCGCTGGATAAATGCTAGCACGTAATAAGGCGGCCGGTTGTCGGTGTCGTCTTGCTGATATTCCCCGGGATGGGTCCAATCCGGGTCTGGGCCAGGTTCACTTGCTGGCTCCGAAGTTCCCGTTTTGGGCGGCGTACCGGTCCAATGTTCTTGCAGCACATTCTCCAGATCGGTCCCGGCTGCAACATTCACTCGCTGGTAGACGCTATCGTCAACCGTATGCCGATGTTCGGGATGGTCGGGGTGGCCGTTGAACGTCTTGCCATGCCAGGCATACCCGCCGGTGGCGCCAACGTCGCCGTAGTCGCCCGCGTCGCCTTGCTCGTTCCGCTGCGGATTGCCGTCCGGCCAGTAGCCGACCACGAATCGGCCCCGCAGGTCGATGGTGCCGTTCTCACCCGTACACAGGAACCAGCCGGGACGAACTTCAGGATTCTCCGTAGCGCCGCTCCAAGGCATCACTGTGCCGATGGGTCGGTCAAGATGCGGGCTGACTATCACACGATCTCCGCTAGCAGTAGGCAACCAGTCCACTACGTCGCCTGCAAAGAGATACGTGTCCCAGCCCGGGTGCCGGGCAGTGAATACTACAATCTCGTCGCCTCTTTCATTTGAGCCGTCGGCATCGCATTCGCGCACTGGCACAGAGAGCCGCACGTCCGCCTGGTAGTTTTGCGTCCAGCCTGCCTGTACTTTGCCGTGGCGCAACAGCGAGCCGCGGCCTAAAGGTTGCAATTGGTCGCCTAGCGGCAAACAGAGGACCTTTTGTCCGCTTTTCAATCCTCCGCTGATCGAGAGTCGATCGGCGAGCGTCACCTCTTCGCCTGTGAGTTGCCATTGGCTGCCGTCCCAGCCGAGCAGATATGCTTGGGCCTGGCCGCCTTCAGTGAGATTATCGCTCAGTTCTACGGGGATCGGCTCGATGGCCCCGCCGCGCGGTATCAGCGCTGGCAGCATATCTCCGGGCGAGCCCTCCCACTGGTCGAGGGCACGCAACAGGCGGCGGGCAGTTTCGTCTTTAAGTAGAACGGCCATGAGTTACGTCAAAGGCAGGATCGAAAAATCCTTCTCTGGATAGGCGTTTACGGTAATCCACTGCGCCTGCGCCGGCACGGGATTGGGTAGCGCGTGGCCTTGTCCATCGAGCAGCACAGGCGAACAGACCGGTTCGCCAGCCACGCGGATTCGCCGGCGCACCGTATTGCCGTTGACCTGTATTTTCTCGAAGAAGCCCTGGTCCAACACCTTGGGTTGCCAGGAGTCGGCCTCGTCGTTGACGGCAATGGTGATGGATACTTCACGATAAGACAATTCGCCCTCGTGCCGCCATTCGGATATGCTGATGTCCAGAATCCTGGCGGCTCCTTTTTTGATTTGCAGACCATCCAGGGTGAAGGGCGCGTTGTTGACCGCGTCACGGTATTCCAGCAGCCAGGCCGGCACCATGCTCAGTGCCTTGCGTACCTGGGCCACCAGCCGGCTCTTTTGTATCTGCACGGGCGGATAGAACGGATCGCCGGCGGAATTGAGCACGGCGTTGCCGTTCACGTCACGTTGAATCTCGGCAGTATATTGCTGCGTCTGCCACGAGATCACGGCAGGATTGTAGAGGATGCTCTGCGGGGGCGGTTCTTCCGGGCGTGCGCCGGCCAGCGTGGCATATTCGGCGGTGATGAATACGCTGTGGCGGTCCTGGTCGTTCTGGGTGGCGCTGATCGACTGGCACACCAGACTGCTGTCGCTGGGATGACGGCTCCGCAGACGTGGCGCCTGGGCGTCGTAGAGTGCCTGGTCGGGAGTGATGGCGACCGTGGCACTCACACGCCAACGGCGCTGTCGCGTGCGCACTTCACCCTTGTCGGTGTCGCGGCGCGAACAATTGCGCGGGTGTAGTTCCGTCCACACCAGTGACATCCCTGTCACTCCACCTTTACCTTGTCTTCCAGCTCTCCCACCATTTCTAGCAGACGATCGATCCGTTGCACCAGTTTGGCGGTATTGTCGGCTGTGCGTTTGTCGGCGGCTGCCTGCGATTGAGTGCGCGTACGAATGGCCTGCAACACTGCCTGATAAGCGCCAGGGCCACCATAGAGTGTGGCGCCAGCGAAACGCCCGAGCGGTCCATGCTCTGGCGACAACTCGGCCCGCAGGCTGCGCAAGGCCCTCACATAAGTAACCGTGTCCAGTGCGCCGATTTCACGCAGCTTTTGCAACTCGACAAGTCGCTCAGCGGCTCGTTCAGCCGGCGTCATGTAGAGCCGTCGCAGTTCAGCAGCACGGGCGAATTGTTCCTTGTGGGCTTCGCGCCATTCGCGGGCCGCTTCCTTGGCCTCGCGCATGGCCTGTTGTTGCGCTGCAAGCATGTCTTGCGCAGCGACTTGTGCCCGTCGGCCAGGAGTATTGATCCGTTCCCAGGCTCCCCAGAGGGCGCCGCCCATGCCTGATCTGGTAGGAGAAATCAAGCCGCTTTCCTGGAGTGATACGACCGTTGGCAAACGGCTATGCCGTGCAATGTCCGCTCGCAGCCAAACTTGGGTTTTTTCTACGAGTTGTCGATATTCTTCGCTTTGCAGCCATTTGAGTTGTCGTTGTCCAGCGCGCCCACCTGGATAATACTCGCCTTCTCCCCAAATCCAGCCAATCCAACCCGGGACGTTGTACCAAGCTGGCCTCGTCCGTCCGGGAATCACCGGAGGCGGAGTCTGGAGATAATCTTCTGTTTCACCAGCAATTTCTTTGAGCAGCTTGAGAGCATCAACCGCAAGTTTTACGGCTTCCGTCACTGCGGGCAGTGTAAATTCTCCCAGCTCGGTAAGTGTGGCATTCAAATCACTCATGGTCTGTTGCCAGGGCGTGATCTGCCGCTTGGCCACGTCCGCGGTAGCGCCCTGGGATTCGAGCACCTGCTTCCATTTCTCCGCCAGCTCGTCCACGCGCTGTATCAGACCGGTGATCGCAGGTGCCACTCGTTTTTCGATGCCCAGGCCCATAAGCACTGCCTGGCGCTCGGCGTCGCTCATTCCCTCCATAGCCCGGGCCATGTCGCGGATTATGTCCGGCAAGGCACGCATTGTGCCCTGCACGTCGTAAACGCTTACGCCGAGCTGCCGCCACGCCTCTGCATGCTTCAGTGCAGAATCACTGAGCTGCTGCACCACCATGCGGTAGCGCGTACCGGACTCCGCGCCGCGAATGCCCAGATCGTGAAAAGTGGCCAGGACCGCAATCATGCTGTCGGCGGTCTGGGAGAAGCCGGCCGCAGCCTGGGCCGCGTTGCCGATGGCCTCGCCCAGCTCGGGCATGGTCATGTTCGACTTGCTCACTGCCACCGTGAGCATGTCGCTTACGCGCACCGCATTCTGCATGGTCTGCGTGGCGTCCTTGCTCTTCAGACCAAGTGTGGTCAGCACGGTGCCCATGATGCGCACCGCATCGCCGGCGTCCATGGCGCCGGCCTGGGCAAGCTGCAGGGAAGGGCTCAGCAGCTTCATGGCCTGGCTGGCGTCGAAGCCGGCCGAGTGGAGCTGATACAGCGCTTGTGCCGCCTCTGCGGCACTGAACCGGCTTTGTCGCGCGGCAGCCAGCACGCCCGCTTCCATCATCTTGCGGGTCTCTGCGCTCACCTTGGGAATGATGGCCAAGGCGTTGTTCATCTGCTGATTGAACTCCTCGGCCATCATGCTTACGCGCTGGATGCTGTTGAGCGACACGTAGGCCGCTGCCAGGCGGGTCACGCTGCGCGTAAGCGCGGAGAGCTGGCCCACGGCCTTGTTGGTGTCGGCTATCACGCGCAATACCAGATCACCGGTCATTTCTGCGTATCGCCTCTCGCTCGTACTCGGCCTTGAGCTTCAGGTAGGCCAGCCATTCGCTGAACTGGCGAGGCTCGATCTGGCCGAGCATTTCGTCCACGTTGACGTATCCGAGTTTTTCCGCCAGCAGATAGCTCAGGTAGCGCCGCTGGTTTGTACGGAGTTTTTTTCCGCGTCCTCCACCGTCACCAGGCCCAGGTGCGCGTTGCACTCGCGTACCAAGCGGGTGGTCACCGCCACGTCCCACTGCATGATCTCGGGCAGATCGGCCATGCCGAACAGCGGCTTGCCGTCTTCTCCCACCACGCAGAGCACGATCAAGCGCGCGTTCTGTTCCTGCCGACGGCGAGGCAGCATCTTGCCGTCAGTGGCGGTGACAGCGGCCAGGTAGTCCTGCAATTCCTGCTCGGTAAGCGAACGAATGCGGAAGCGCACTGTTTCCTGGCCGTAAGGGATCTCCACTTCGCGGAACCGTCGCTGACTGAATTTCTTCAGCAGGTCCTTGCCGTTCATTGTTCGACCTCGTTTTCTGCTTCCAGGAAGTCCTCTGCTTCGTCGCTCTCCTGAGAGGAAGGATAGGCGGCCATCACCGCCTCGAAACAACGGGCCTGTTCGGCCGGGTCGATCTCTACCTGCTCGTCGAGTGGTTCCGCCCAGCCGTGCTTGACCAGCAGGATCGCGTTGGGGTGGTCGATCACGTCGCCGACTTTGTGTCTGGTCTCATACGGGGAGACGTGGATCAATCGCACTCGCAAGTCCTGGTTCTCCCTTTATCACGCAGATGCTGTGCCCGGACCTTCCACGCGGAAGGTGTAGGTCCGCTTGAACACGTCGCGCCGGGCGACCTGTACGTCGCCGGCATTGACGCCTACGCATTTGTACTCCCAGGTCTCCGAATCTTTGGTGACCTTCACATAGAACGGATCGGACTGCAGCGATTCGGCGGCATTGTCGAGGGCGCCTTGATTGGTAAGCGACGGATCGTAGGCCACGGTCACTTCCAGATCGCCCACGTTGATACCCGCCGCATACTTGCTGGGCCAGTCATCACTGTTGCCCAGCAGATCAAGCTCGACCACCTCGGTAGTCAGCTCCGGCAAGCGTACACTTTCGACTTGCTCGATTGCCGCGTAGCTGCCACCAAGGTTCGTCTCCACGGTGACCTCTTTTCCCAGAAGAACAGCCATGATGACCTCCTTGTCTCTGGTTAACGTGTTTTTGTGCGCACCTCACGCACGATCTTGCGGAACTCTTCCTGGGCAGCGCGCAAGGCCCGCGATGCTGCGCTGCGCAGCGCGCGCTCCATTATTCCTAGGAAATAGGTTTTCATGTATCCGCGATAGGCAATGTTGGTGGTATAACGCTCGTCGGTACCTAGCACTGCCCAGTGCACGTTCTGCTTGCTGATCCCTACGCCAGGCCCGCTGTGAGAGCGCCCTCTGCGCCGGCCCACGCCATAGCCGACCTTGGCCTGCACGACGTTGCGCCTGCGTGCCCGTGTGCTGTAGGCTATAGTGCGGGCAGCGGCGCGACGCAGCCGCGAAGAGGCACCGGCCTGACTGCGGGTAAGTCGCCTGCCTTCGTCCCTGAGCACGCGCAGGGCAGGACGCACGATGCGTCGGGCCTTGGCGGCGCTCAGTTCGCGCTTGGCCTTTTCGACCAGGCGTTGCAGGCGACGCGAATCAACCACGAATTGCAACCTGAGCACGTTACAGCCTCCAAAGGTCGGCTCCTACAGTGGACAGGTATTCCGGCTGATCGCTTTCACGCTCTGCCAGCACGGCCTGATCGTCGGTCCCCGAAACGAGCAGCGTCCAGGTGTAGGTGCCGTCGTCGTAGGTCGTGCCGTCCAGCGACTGGACGGCAGCCGCCAGTTGGTCGGCGACGATGCGGTCCTCCGCCCGGCAGTCGATCGTGCAACTCCATTGCCTGGTGGAAGCGGCGGCCAGGAATTCCACGCCGGCCGCCACCTGGCAACGCATTACGATTGCCGGCAGAGTGTCTTCCGCGTCCAGACGGTCGGGACGCACACGCTGGCCGACCAGCGAGCTTACCTGCTGGCTGGAAAGCAGTATCTCCCGGAGTGCTTCGTAAGGCGTCATGCCGTGCGTTCCACCGCTTCGACGATCAGGGTGTAAGGCTGTTTGACCACGGTGGCCACTTCGGCCGTACGTCCATCAGGCCAGGCCACCTCGTCGCCGGTCTGCAATTGCTCCAGTATGCCTGTGCGCCAGACTATCAATCGCCAGCGCACTGCCGGCCGCAACTGATCGTTCGCGTCCGGGAGCGCTTCGCCGATCGGTTCTGCCGCCGCCAGTGCATCGACGATCGCCTGCAGCGCACGTTGCGGCTGGCCGGCATCGTCAGTGGCCGCCGTATACAGCCGGAAAGTGAGCGGCTGGGTAAAACGATCGATCAATCGTTGCGTTCGAGCTGGCGGCATAGGTCTTCGTCGATCAATGGTCTGGCATCAACATGGATGCGCTGGCTGCGCGATTCCCACTGTGCGGCCACCACACGCAGGATGTCCAGCTTGAGCTGCTCCGGCACATCGTCGGCCGAGGTATAGCCGCACACGCAGCGGATGCGCAGCCGATCACAGTACGGCCACACGCCGCTTTTAGGCCACAACTTGCGAGGCTCTTCGCCCAGTTGATTCCAGTCGTTAAGGTCAAGTTGCGTTTCGCCCGTGTCGTCGTTGATCGCATACAATCCGTCGATCGACTGGACCGGCGGGTACGGCAATGCGATGCGCGGGCCGAACGGCGGTGCAAGGTACACGTCGAGTGTGCGCTGGGTGGTAGCCCGCAGTGTGGCCCGTTCCACGGCCTCGGTCGCCTGACGAACAAGCATCTCCAGCGTACTGGAGGTCCAGTCGCCGGGCAGGCCGAGATATTCGGCGGCCTCGCCGGTCGAAACCGGCCATACGCTGCGGGCTGTAACCTCACTGACGATCACTCGTCGGACTCCTTGGTTTTCTTGTGCCGCTTGCGTGTGCGGCGCTTGTGATGCGCTTCCACTTCTTCCGCGAAGCCGGCCTTGACAAGCTGGGCGGCATCCTCTGCGCTCAACCCGTCCGGCACATCGTACACCTCGTCGCCCTTGAGTGCCTGGCCCGATCCCAGGGCAACTGGAACAAGAATTCTGATCTTCATTGCAGGTCCTCCACCTGGGCGGATTCGGGTGAAGAGGCGTCCTGCGCCTCTTCACCCTGCCGGATTTGCCGATTCATCAGGACGCTGCCTGCTTCAGGCACTTGATGGCCACGGTGTTGCTGGTGGCCGCCACCTTGGAATCCACGTAATAGAACGCCAGGAATCCCAGGGCGTCGTACTCGACGAACCGTTCCTTCAGCACGGCCAGACGCACCTTGCGCACTTCGCGGATTACGAACCGCTTGAAGTCGCCGAAGACGATCGTCTTCTTGCCGGCGGCCATCGTGGGCATGTCCGGATTCTCTACCACTGGATAGCCCAGGATCGTGTCCGGCTGCTTTTTGTCGAGCGACGGCCAGAAGAGCGGCCGGCTGTTGTCGTCAGTGAGCTTCATCACGGCCGTCTTGGTGGCAGGCGCCATCATGAACACCGCGTTCTTGCGGTAGCGCTGATCGACCGACTGGATCAGGTCCAGGATCTCCTGCCAGGTCACCGCGTTAGTGGCTGCGGCGGTCACCCCCACGGGCACCGGATCGCTGCCGGTGGGCACCAGACCCTGCGGCTGCGAAGAGCCGGTTCCAGTGGTGAAATATTCGTTGGCCTTGCGCCCGCAACGCTCGGCCAGGATGCGCCCCAGCCAGGCCTCGATATCCACTGCGCTGTCACGCAGCAGCGGATATTCCACCACCACCGGCTTGGAATGGATCGTGTAATGGTCCAGCTCCACGCTGGCGAGCGTGGGATCAACCGAGGTCATGGTCACGCTGCCGGAGAGCAGCTCACCTTCGTTGGAAAGGTCGTCGCCAATGGGGATGCGCAGCTTGTCCATCGAGGTAGTGCTGAGCACCTGCGCCACGGTGCGCACCGGCGCGAACGTGTCCAGCTCCTCGATGAACGTGCCAGCGATCCGCTTGGGGATCACATCGTCGGCCTCAGTGCTGCGCTCCAGGTTGGCCTGCGGATCGACAGGCAGGTCGATCTCGAATCGCCCGTCCCAGCCGGCCTTGACCAGGATTTCCTTTTCGCCGTCGTCCAGCGCCAGGCCGGCGTGCTGCTTGAACCAGGCACGCACCGCACTGGGCTTGCGCTCGTTGCGAGGCGAGCGCTTTACGGCGGTGGCCACGGGACCGGTCCCGGCGGCCAGCTCGTCGCGCAGCGCTGCCAGCATCTCATCGCGCAACGAGGACCGCCATTCGGCCTTGAGTGCCTCGATCAGGTCCTCTCTCAGAGCGTCGCCCACTTCGCTTTTCAGCCGGGCGGCTGCCTGCTTGGCCGCCTGGTCGAGCTTGTCCTGGGGCTCGACCTTTCCTTCCTTGTCGAGAACAGCGTCGTTACCCATAACGTCCTCCTTGACTTCTGGGTTGCGCAGGCGTGCATCCAGAATGCCTGCGCTTATACGTTTTGCAGGATCAACACGGCCAGGTCCGCAACGTCCTTATTGCGGTTTTTGCCTGCCTGGCCGGCACCCTGCGAATCGGAAGACTGCGGCAGGTGCGCTCGCAGATGTTGGCGCACTCTGCGGCGGTCTTCGTCTGAAAGCCCCTGGGTCTGATTGACGCGGGCCAGCGCGGCACGCACGCCGGCCAGCGAAGGCTTGTGTGCCTGTGCGTGGTTGGGCGGAAAGTGATGCGGCAGCTTCAGGTCTCCGTAGGTGTCGAGTGAAACCACGAAGCCGAAATGCTTGGCGATCGCCCGCCGCTCGTTCTGATCGAGTTCCTCCCAGCTCTTGCCCGTGAAGTCCGACAATCGCGGACGCTCCCATCGGCCTTCCACGGCCTCGCCGCTCCCGCCCGGCGGATCGGGTGGCACGTAACACTGCGGCTTGCGGCTGCGGGTCTGTGCGGGCGGTAAACCGTGGTCCTGGGCGTCGCCGGACTGGTGATCCTGTTCCGGCAAGATCACGTCCACCAGCTTGTTGTCGAAGGCATCCTGTGCAGTAAAGATCGTGCCGTCGATCTCGCCGTCCAGCCATTGCTCCACCTGCTGTCTGTCCGCGCCGGTGCGTTCCTGGATCACGCGCACGAGCGTCTCGTCGATCTTGTCCAGGAAGGCGGCGGTATCGCGCATCACCTTGGCGTTGCCGATCACGCCGCCCCAGGAGCGGTGCACGAACAGCCAGGCGTCGCGCCCGATCTGCACTCGCTTGCCTAGCAGGGCAATGATTGCTGCTGCACTGGCGGCCACACCGTCGATGCGAGTGGTGATCTCGCCGGCATACTCGCGCATGGCCGTGAGTATCGCCGACATCTGAAAAGCACTGCCGCCGTGGCTGTTGATGCGCAGCAACACGTTCCGTCCGGGCGGCAGCCCGGCAATGGCCTTGGCCAGGTCGGTCGCCGATTCCTCGGTAACGTCATCGTACAGCCATAACGTGATCTGCGGGCCGTCCGTTTCCACCCGCACCTTGAGCGGGCGATTGGCCACTTGCTTGACCCTGCCGATCACCTCCATGATCTGCGGGAACCCAGTTCGCTGGTGCATAGTATTGATCTCCTCCTTGACGCGGCGGCAGGTTCTCCAAGCGGCGCACCTCGTTGGGCGAAAGCACGCCGATCTCGATCAACCGCCGATAACCGTTTACCCGATCCACGTAATTGGTGCGCAACAGGGCATTGCGCTTGTGCTCCACGTAGATTCCGCGCTCACGCTCCGCGTCGGTGAGCAGCTTGCGGTGACACTCCGCCTCCCAGGCCACCAGCCAGGGATCGAGCGAGCTGGCCAGGTAGTCGGCATTTTCCTGTTCCAGCGAGTTGTAGCTGGTACGTTCCGGGTCGCCGAGCTTGTGGGGCGGCAGGCCAAAGATGTTCGCCACCTCGCGCACGCCGAACTGGCGGGTCTCCACCAATTGGGATTTCTGGGGATCGGCGACCCACTGTTTCCAGTCCAATCCTCCGGAGAGCACGGCCACCTTGTGGTGTCGTTTGGCGCCGCTGTGCAGACTGCGCAACTGTTTGCGCAGGTCCTCTTGTTCTTCCTGCGACAGCGGGTGAGGAGAAATCACGAAGCCGGCCAGGGCATAGCCTCGTTGGAAAAACCCGGCAGCGTGCTGCTGCAAGGCCAGTTCCAGGGCCAAGGCATCGCACAGCACTTCCAGCGGATTGCAACCGGTCAGCCCGTCCCAGGACAGCCCCGGCAGGTGGAACACGTCGCGGTCGTCGAGGGTGACTTCCACGCCGTCGATCTGCGTGTTCCAGACGATGTGGCCGTTCTTTTCGTCTGGTGAGGTATGCTGTGGATCGAGCACCACGAGCGACCGGATCCGGCCCGCGCCTCTTTTGATCCAGGCCACGCCGCGCCCGTGCAACAGTGCGTGCGCCGTAAGCGTCCGGCGGAAGGTGAAGGCGGTTACTCCGGGATTGGGCTCGTACTTCAGCAGCCGCACGATCTGATGGTGCGGTAGCTCTTCGCGCGTGCCGTTCGACAAAGTGCGATACACGCCGATCGGCACCTTGGCCACGTCTGCGCTCAGAAGACTCACCGCCCGCCACACCGCCGGCAGACCCATTGCCTGCTGCCAGTCCGGTGTGCTCCACCCGGTGGCCACGTCCTCGATGGACATGCCCAGTTGTTCCCAGCCGAGCAGAGTCCGAATGCGGCGGATTGTGTTGGCTACTACACCCATCAGATCACCTGTATGGCTACTTGTGGCTTTGCTTCCCGGTCTTCAAGATGTCCACAGGCCATCACCAGGGCCACGGCCAGGTCGATCGGTCCGGTGGACTTGCGCTTGTCGAAACGTCTTTGCCCGGACATGTCGGCCTTGACCTCCACGTTGCCCAGGCAGAAATCCATCACGTCGTTGCGCGTGTGCAACAACTTGCGCTGATATGCCAGGCGCTCTGTGGCCTGGATGGCCGGCTCCATGTAGCGAGCGTACTGCAAGTGTTCCACCACGCTGGTAGCCGGCAGACCGTCCGCCTTCAAATCGTTGAGCAACTGGCCTGCGCCAAAGGGGTCTGCGTACACTCGTTCGATCTTCCAGCAGTTCTGTACTCGCGCTTCCAACAGGAAGCGGCGGATCACCTGTTGATCGACGATATCACCGGGTACGGCGAACAGTTGCTTGGTGGCCAGCCACTGCCGATACAAGCGGCTGCGCTTGCCTCGCTCGATGGCCGCCTGCGGTGCCCAACAGAACGGCACCACCCAGACGCGACCATCGGGTTCGGGAAAGGCGAACACCGCCGCCGTCAGGTCGGTAGTGCGTGATACGTCCAACCCCACGAAGCACCTTCGGCCGCGCAGATCCGGCAGGCGCGGCACTTCTTGTTCGCGCCAGACTTCCAGCGGCAACCAGGCACCACTGGCCGTCACTTCTTCGTTCAGGTGCATCCGCCGGAACGCCAGTTGGGCGGCCGGAGTAGTGGCCTGCCTGAATTCGTCGCGCAGTTGTTCCAGGCCGATGCTCGTGCCCAGATTGGGATTGGCCTTCTTCCAGGCCCGCTGGCTGGTCCAATCGTCCCCGTCGTCGATGCCCGCGCAGAAGGCGAACCAGGCGGGATCGTGCGCACGCCCTTCCAGCACGTCGCGGGAATACTCGCGCAGCTCCGTGTACAGTCCGGCGCGGTCTTCGCCGGCCGTGGTAATCACCAGCAACAGCGGCTGTGCCCGGGCCCCCGGCGCGGTATTCACCGCGTCCCACAAATCGCGGTTGCGGTGCGCGTGCAGCTCGTCGATCACCGCACCGCTGGGGTTGCGTCCCCAGATCACGTCCTTGTCCGCTCCCAGGGCGACCAGGCGTCCGTCATTGGCGCGGCAGACGATCTCGTGGCGATAAACTTCTACGTTGCGGCGCAGGTATCCGCTACGCAGGACCATGCGCTGAGCCTCCTGCACCACGAACAAGGCCTGTTCGCGGGCGGTGGCCACGCACAGCACTTCCGGGCCTGCTTCGCCGTCGGCCAAAAGCAGGAACAGGGCCAAGGCAGCCGCCAACGTGGTTTTGCCGTTCTTTCTCGGCACGGTGATGAAACTCCTGCGGTACTGTCTCAATCCGTCTTTCGTAGCCCCGAACAACTCGGCCACGATGAACAGTTGCCAGGGCTGGAGTTTGAATTGCTGGCCGGCCAGCGGGCCGCGCGTGTGACAGAGGCTCTCGATGAAATTTGCGGCGCGCTCGACCGCCGACCAGTCGTATTCACTTGGTTTTGCTCTTTGTACTGCGAGTCTTACGTCTCTGTTGACCGCAAGCCCGCCGTCCAGAACTCGTCGCCGGTAGCTTTCCACTCGCTGCTCTAATCGCCGGATCGACGAGCTGCGCGATCGGGTCATCTTCCTCTGCACGATCGCCGAAGCCATTTTCCTTTTCCAGGTGTCGCAACTCGGCGCTGAGCCGAATCGCCGCCGAAAGTTCCGGTCTCAGTCGCAGGCCGCGAGGATGTTCGTAGGTCACTCCGTCACGGTGCAGTTTGTCCACGGCCTCAATAAACAACTGGTGCAGTCGCGCGTAACGAAACGTCGGTCCGATGTTCTCGGGCATGGCAACTCCGGCACAACGCTCTCAAGTTGCTCCAGCACAGGCGCTGCGGATCGTGCGGGCCTCGCAGCGGCCGGACGTGATGCACGATCTCGGCCTTTGCCCCGCACAGTTCGCAACGCGGGTGTGCCGCCAGGTATTGCTTTCTCACTCTGGCCCAGGCACGATCGTATCCGCGCCGCTTCGCGCTGGGCCTGGTATCTGTCCTGCGCACACGGCAAACGCAGGGTCTGCCGACCGGTTTGATCTGTCCACACTGCGCACACACCGTAAAACGCATATCTTCATTCTCATGTTGCCGTGGCATCGGCCGCGGCCTTGACTCGCAACGTGCCAGCCAATAGCACCGTATCGTCCGTCTGATTCCGGAGCACCCAGCGATACGTGCCTGGCGTGGGGATCACGCTGTCCGGTCCGTCCAGGGTAACGATGTTGTTGTCTGTCCCGCCAATGCTGAGGGTGTCTTCGCCATCGTAGTTTTTCAGTTCCAGTACTTTGGTGTCCGGATCGCGGTCCGAATAGGCGACGAAGGCGATCTGTTTCCCGCTCAGATCAACAGGATTGCCATTGTTGTCAAGCACGGTGATCTGCGCCTGCAAGCGAGCATATTTGTAGGCGGTGATGGGAGAGGTAGCTTGACCGGCGAGCACCTGGCCAGCCAAAGGCTGGACAGTTACCTGCACGTCCGCCGGTGTGGCCCGACTGGAAACGGGAGCATCGAGATTGTCAATGTTATCTGCCACCGCATCAGCGGCAGACGTGTCTTCACTAACTGCCCCAGCATTTACCTGCAAGAGGCAGATTTGTTGAACCTTCAAATCGACCTCATCATCGTTGGGATTGTCGCTCCGAAGGTAGATGTCTAACAGATCGTCTGACTTACAGAGTATCGGACTAAGCTCGATTATGATTGCCTGTTGATTGGCGGGACGAGACACCGACTCGAAAAGTGGCAATCGGACATGACACCACCCTTGACCATTGTCTTCGGTGATAGCCATACCTACTTGAATAGTGCCGCCTGCTGGGTCCAAATTCCGAAGCAACACTCGATGGTGTAGTAATAGATGACCGCTGGCAGGCGCCATATGGCTGAAAAACGGTGGCACTAGATACTTGCAGTAGTAATCTGGGGCCGGCCTGTAGAGATTAGCCGCCCCATCCGTGTATTCTGCCATGCAGTACGCCATTTGGTCACCTTATCAGAGGCGTAATAAGTGGACTGATGATTGGTTGGATCAATTTCCGTATGCGATACTCTCCGCCCCAAATAAGCTCGTGGTCGTTGCTGGAGAGATTGGCCCAGGTGAAGCGAAGCCAGGCTGCTGAACGCACCACCGTGCTTACCCGTACCTCGGCCAGGCGCCCGTCAATGCCGTAGCCGCCGCCTACTGTGCGGTCGCCGATTACAAGTTGGGTGGCCGGGTCCATTGCCCCTACGTCCGTGGAGTTACTGGCAATCTGTTGGCCGTCGATCCAGATTTCCCGCTGGTTTGTTCCCGTGAACGTGCCAGCCACATGATACCACTGGTCGGCATTGACCGTGGCATAGGCGGCTGGTGAGCCGCTACCTGGCGTATAGCTCAAAGCGCGCAGGCGATTTGCCGAGCCCGTGCCCAGGGCATGGTAGTCGCGGGTCTCTCGCAAAGGAAGAAAGGTATTATGAGCCGAGATGTCATCAGCAGTCGGCTGGACGAACGCCTCCAGCGTAAGCGGTGAACCCGTGGCTGGTGTCCAGCCGCTGGTGTAAAAAGACTTTGCGGCCGAACGGCCGAACTCATAGCAGGCTGCACCCTGCGGGCCATCGGAGTGCCAAGTGGGCGAGTTTTTTGGTGTAAGTTGCCGGGTCGGATCGACCGAATCGTATTCGCTATCTGGATCACCGCCGCGAAAGTGGAACACGCAGCCGAAGTTGCTGGTCCACACGCTGGCTGGGTCGCTGGCGTCGCTGGCGTTGGGCCGGCCGTAGTAGCAGCGGATAGTGGCCGCTGCGCCACCAGGTCCGCTGGCCACAAGCTGCGGCACGCGGACCCAAAAGCGGCCGCTGGCCTTGCCGTTTTGTACGCTGAAGCTCTCCCGCTCGAAGTCAAGTTCGGTCTGGCCGTCGTCGAGTGTGAAACGTACGTCCAGGCCGTCGGCCCGGGCGTGCCTGCCGATGTCGGGGTCGGCGTCGAACGCCACCAAAAGCGGAAAGTCCGCCAGGTCGGCGTCCACATAAGTATCGCGCACCTGGATTGTCTTGTAGTATTGCCAGCCGTTCATCAGTCTGCGTACACACGCACCAGCAGCTTGACTGCTGCCGTGTCTGCCTTGGCTTTGATCGATACGTCAGGGGCCAGACGCAGAACCGCGATCTCCCCCGGCTTGAGCTTCAAAAAATCGACCATCGAACCGCCGCTGTCCGGGCCGATAGTCACGAAGTTGGTCGAGTCGAGATTGCGGAAGATGGCATAGCCAGGCGTGCTCACATCAGTAAGCGAGATCGTCTCTTCAGTAGTGCCGATCTCGCGCACGCCACCGTCGGCGCCGACGGCGCTTTGATCGATCTGGTCCTGCACGGGGCCGAATTGCTCTTCCATGAGCCCGTTGGCCACGCGCAACGAAACGTTAAGCGTGATCTCGCTGGCCATCCCTGGCCTCTCCGCTCAAACAACCCTCCAGTTCGTCGAGCAACTGCAGGCATCGCAGGTGATCTACATGGGCGTCGATCTCGGCAAGCAGTTCGCGTATCTCCTGTATGCGCTCGAGCGCCTGCTGCTGCTCGACGGTGAGCATCGGGGCGGGAACATCGCCCGACAGTCGCTGCTCTTTCACGGGGCTGCCTCCCATCACATCCGGTACAGCAGCCGGCCGATCCAGGCGATCAGCCGCCGCAAAAGTTGCCGCAGGCCGTTTGCCGAACCTCTCATGTAATCACCTTCATCAACGCCAGCACGAGCTGCACGCCGCCGGCCATGCCCGCGCCAATGACCAGCCACAACAGCCGGCCGGAAATGCTGGTGCTGCTCTCCAGTGCTGAAACCCGTTGGACCAGACCCGGCTGGCCGTTGCCGTGAAGCTGCCGGGCCAGTTCCGTGATCTGACGCTGGGTATCGGCAACGCGCTGCTCAATGCGTGCTAGTCGCTGCAGAATCTGTTCGCTGTACGACTGGTCCGTCATGGGCGTCGCGCGTACTCCAAAATTCTCTCGCTGCCGATAAAGTCCGCACGCAGGCGCCGGTCGCCGCGCTGCTGCCAGACGATCAAGTGGGGCACCGCCCGGATGCCCTGATTGCGGCACCACTCGGGGTATCGCTCAAAATCCAACACGCGCAACAAACCTTTGCGGGCCAACAAATGAGCGTGTGGTTCCACCTCGCGGCACGCCGAGCATCCTTCGCTCACTACGAGCACCAGCACCGGCAAGGGCTGCTGTTGCCGGTCCGTTTCTACCGGGCAGATCATGCCAAGCAATACTAGCAACTGGATCATCAACCTGTCGCTCCACTGTTTGCGGCAGGCGTCTTCGCGCCGCCGTTGAGTTTCTTTGCCGTCCGATCGGCGATCTTCTCGGCCATGCGTTCCTTGGCCCGAGCCTCATCGGGACTGTCGGCGTCGTCTTTCCACCAGTCCACAATGGCCGATTTGGCGGCACTGTAGGCGTTCGGCCCCAGCGCCCGGGCAATCGCTCGCACGATTACCCGGCCGAACCCATAACCGACTGCCCCAATCCCCAGCAGAGGTGCCAATATGGTCCAGGCCAGTTCGGCCAACATAGCCCAGATACTGCCGCTCTCGCCGAGCGTGTCGGCTGCGCCCTCAAAGTTGCCTTGCAAGGCCGCACTGCCGGCCTGGCCGATGGCCGGGGCCACGGCGCCCAGCTTTCGTTCCGCTTCGGCTTCAGCCTTGCGACGGCTTTCCGCCTCCAGGTAGGCGGCCACCGCGTCCGAAAGACCCTTTTGGGCCTCGGCCAGGCCAGTGAGCGGCTCGGCCAAGGGGCTTACGTCGATGGTCACTTGCGGCTCCACGCGCAGCTCGGGCGGTGAGACGGCAGATGGCGGTGGCGAAGGCGCTGGCACTGACTCCGGCGGAAGCGTAGGCCAGGGACCCCCGCCCCCACCGTCCGGGCTCGGAGAAGGAGAAGGCGCCGGCTGTGGCGCTGGTTGGGTGCGGAATTGCTGACGGTAGCGATACGGCAGCAGGTACCAGCGGGACTGATCGCTGCTGCCCGGACAGATGCTGCCTGGGCACTGGGTGGGCAAGTCGGCGGAATTCCCGAACCCCAATGACCAATGACCAAGGGAATCGCGCCGTTCAGACCGATTGGTCATTGCGAATTGGTCATTGGTCATTCCGTGTACCGGTACCAGGCGCCCGGGCTGCTGGACCTTCAAGGCGGCCAAGGCCGTATGGCGCTGCTCCGGTCGGCCAAAAGCCGCATAGACGGCCTGGATGGAAGAGGCGATCCCGTAGATTTCACCGGATATCGTGCGAGCACTGACGACCCCGACGATGTATCGGCCCTCGGCATCCATCAGTGCCGAACCGCTGCGCCCGTCAGCCGGCGGGGGCGTGAAGTTCAGCCGCAAGCCCTCGTAGCCCAGGGCATGACCTTTCAGTCCCGTGGCCCAGGCTCCGTGGGCGCAGCCGGCTGAAGTGATAGTCTCGCCCGGGCGCACCACGAAATCCGGCGGCGCCAGGGGAACCACTTCCGGCAACACCCCCTGAAACAGCGAAACCGACACCAGCACCACGGCCACATCATAGGCGGCACTGCGCCGATGGACGTGGCCCGGCAAGGCCGTGGACTTGTGGCCGGCCCGCCAAAACTCGCAATGAACCGTCGAACTGGTTTCAACCACGTGGGCGGCCGTAAGCACCCACACGTAGTTGTGCGCCACGGCAAATGCGCACCCGCTGCCGGTCGAGCCGTCTGGACAACGAATGCGGCAGGTGGCATCAAGCGATTGATCGAGGTCGGCCAGGAGCAATTGAGAGTGGGCCAACCAGAAAGACAAGATCAACAACGCAACAGAGCCTCTTTTGCGAACCTCCATGTTCGCATCCTCCTGAAGATACCGGGGCCGGCCGGCCGCCTCCTTGCCGCGACGCCTGGCCGGCCGGCTGCTCCGGCTGGCGTCGCTATTATCAATCTACCAGGAGTCAAGGCAGATTGCCGTCAATCAAGGCGACTTGCGCCCGGGGCGCAACTCGCACGAGAGCAGGGCATCTGCCGTGCGCAGCAGGCAGGCTGAGGGCCTGCGCCGCAGGCGGCGCAACACACTGCGGCTGAGGCCTGTACTGCGCGAGAGCGATCGAACAGATCGACTGCCTACGATTTCAAAGAGGACCTGCGAGATCGCCGGCAGCCCAGCGGCAACGAACAGACGATCGGCAGTCGAAACCCTGAGCGTCGAGCGGCCAGACAAGAATCTGGAGACAGTTGAATTAGAGACGCCGGCCATCCGTGCCAGCCGCCGATCTTGCAAAAGAAGCAGCTTTAGTCGCTCAGTGGCAGTCAGTGGGTCCCTCCCGATTTTGAAATTCGCGCGCAGATTGGTGGAGCGTGCGGTTTCCCGCTCGGATTACAAATTTTCGCCCCCCTTCCTCAGCGCTCCTTGCGTTCCTTCGGGAATACCCAAGTAAGCGCACTTGATACCCCATTTGAAAGTCCTGCGCTCCCTCGGGAATACGCTGGTGAGCACACCGCGCGCTTCCGATCAAGAGCAAGCCGCTCCTGCGCTCCCTCGGGAATGCAGCGGTGAGCACACCGGTCATGCTCTACTCCTGTTTTCGTGGCCCCTGCGCTCCCTCGGGAATGCAGCGGTGAGCACACCACCGCTTCATCCAAGAGTTAACTTGAGCCCCTGCGCTCCCTCGGGAATGCAGCGGTGAGCACACCGAACACTATCTGCAAGTGACCAGTGAACACCCTGCGCTCCCTCGGGAATGCAGCGGTGAGCACACCACGCTCCACCGTTGGACCCAAGCGGGGATGCCTGCGCTCCCTCGGGAATGCAGCGGTGAGCACACCTGAACCTCCTTAACTCATTCCAATCCTTGGGATTGCGCAGGATTCGTACTCCACAAACCGGCATTCCCGAAGAGCCCGGGGGCTGTCCCGTGCGGGAATATCCCCGGCTCTTCACAGCGTTCCCGGACCGTGCCGCCGCGCTGGGCATTGCGGCCGTGTCCGGCTTCGGCCCGGCAGTGGCCGTCAAATAACTGTTTCAAGTTTACAGTACAGTTCACGCAACACTTCCATTGTATCCGCGTCGCTTGTATTCAGCATCCCGGTTTCGATCAACAAAATCAACTGCCTGGCATGAAAAGTGGCCGGCATCCCCGACAACTTCGGCAGCACATCTATCTGTTCGTCCGTCAAAGTAGCACCAGCCAGGTGGTCCAGGCCGCGTTTGAGCGGCACCGGCCTGCCACTTTTGCTGGAAGCCACTCTGCCTTCGGCCAGCGCCTTGATATCACTCGGCCGCATGCACAATGCCTGCGCTACCATTTTGACTGCCACGCGATATTTCTTTGCCAGCAACAGGCACCGCGTTTTGTCCTGTTTGGTAAGTGCACGACCATGAGAGGCATTAAGCCGTATCGCATCCAGGAGCATCTCGCGGTCGCTGGCATATTCGCGCAACTCCACGCCTATGACGGGGTCGCCGTCAAATTCCCGCCGAAAGGCACGGTAACGGTGGAAACCATCAATAACTCTCTTGCTCTTGGCATCGACAATGATCGGCGGCAGGCTGGCGCCCCCGCGAATCGCATCGCACAGATTGCCTACGTGCTGGCTATCAACGTTTTGCCGAGGGTACAAGTCCCAGTCCAGCACCAGTTCACTCAATCGCAACTGCGCCAACTTCGGTTTCGGCAGCGTTGCTGTTGTCATTGTTCTCGTCCTCCTACATTACCTGGAAAGAAAGCCCTTGTCCGTGGGCTTTATATTCGAGTTGAGTCACAAACCTATACCACGGGAAATCGCTGTCCCGCTGCCTGGCGTCCAGCCATACGATGCCGGCAAAGCGATTGCGTTTGGCATAGTTGACTACCTGTGCCGATAGCTGATGCACCGCCGTATCCATACGGCGCCGATGCTTGTCTCTCAAAGCGGCGAACCGCTCGCGCAGCTTGCCGCGCACTTCCATCTTGGCGTCTTCACGCAAGCGGTTCAGACGCCGCTGGTGCTCGCGCTGCCACCGCTTGATATGGTCACCGTTGATAACCCATAGCCTGTTGCGTTTGGCGTTCAGTGCCTGCAACAGGCATTCTTCGCCGGGCATTACAAACAACAGCCCCCGGCCGCCGTCCGGCTGCTCTCCGCGCGGCAGCCACAAACACATCTTGCACAGAAGCCACCCGGTCTTTCCGGTACCCGGCCGATGGTCGCCGTTGGAGCCTTTCTGCTCGTACAGCGCCAGTTCAGCACGCAACGCCTCGCCAGCCAGCAGTCGGTCGAAGGCCCGCAATTGGCGCCGATATTCATAACCGCCACGCAATCGCAGATGAACCTGTCGCCCGGCCAGCCGAACGCGCACCATCGGACGCCCTTGCTCGTCTTCCAACGCTCGCCAGTCTTTTGCCCTGATAGGAAGCACAGCCCGATCCAGGCGGTAATTCGGTAGCGACTCGTTGCCCAACCAGATCACGTTGTACCGCCGTTTGCGCCAGCGTCCTTCGACAGCATGGAGAATGGCACAGACGGTGGTTGATTCAAGCTCCGGGAACAGCCTGCGGGCCTCGGGATACAGATACACGGCCGGCGCTTTTGGCAGCTTTTCCATGTCCGGCGTGCGCACCACGTCGGCCTTGGCAAGCTCTGTGATTGCCCAGTTGCTCAACCGCACAGTTGCCTGCCAGGCAGTACGCAGCCATTCCCGCAGTTCGGACCACTCGCAATCAGCCGGCCCCGCCACGGGAATAGTGATTGCGCGCAGCACATAGCGTTCCTTCCAGCAATGGCCGCAAAGTGTCTCGCCAGAAGGCAGGCGATGCCAGCCAGGCGGCAGTCGCCTGGCTTCTGTGGTCTTGCCGCACTTGATACAGGCAAACGGTCGTTCTGCAGCCATAGCTGTTCTGTCTCCGGCCTCCAGCCTCAAGCCTCATCCCCATCCAGGCAGGCCACCCGCACGTGTACGCCCGAGCGCACGTCGGCAAAACGTTTGACCAGGTCCAGACGCACCACCTGGGCATCGTCGGCCACGACTACCCCGGTCAAGCCGTCCAGTACTGCGCGGGCCAGCTTGTCCACGTCGGGACGCTTGACCGGCCACCTGGGGGCCGAGGCCTTGATCTGTCCCTGGTGCCTGCCGGTGCGATAGTGTGCCTTGGGCCTGGGCAGCAGGAAACGCAGTCGGATACAGACTGCACCGCGCAGCGGGGGATGTCGCCAGCACTGGGCAGCCTTCAGACGTACCAGGTTCACCCAGTCGCGCAGCCTGCGGCTGTCCGGTGCTACGGCCACGCCCAGGCTGCCGTCCTTGCGCCGCAGAGGAAACGCGCGGTGGCTGCCAGCCGGCGCAGGCAGTCCCGGCAAAAAGAACCGCAGGCATACACGCGCCTGGGTGGACGCTCTGCATGCGCTCTGCCGTTGGCCCTGCGTACTCATGCCTGGCATCCCGGTGCTTGTCGATAAACCATCACGATCCGATCTCGCCTATCCAACTCGGCCTGCCTAGCCAGTCCAATGGCCCTGAACCCGCGCCGATGCAGGAACCGCAGCGTATCCAGTGCCGTCTCTTGCACCGGACAGACGATCAATTGGCGTCTTTGCGCCGAAAGTTTGCGCTTCAGTTTGTCGAGCAGCGTCGTGCCCACGCCTTGACCACGGCAGCCAGGATCGACCGCCAGGCGGACCAGCAACATCCAGCGGCGCGAAAGCTCATAGACCATGTAGCCCACCAACAGGTTCTCATGCTCGGCCACCATGCCGATACAATTGCGCTGGCGCAGGTGGCGGATGAAATCCTCTCGCGTCCAGGCCCCCTGGCCGAAACATTCCCGCTCGATCTCCAGCACCTCGGGCATGTCCCGCCGGATCATCCAGCGGACGTGTACCGCTGCTCCGACCAGCCTGGTGCTGCTCATCTGCGTACCTCCCTGCTTGGACTTCTCCTCACTGCCAGCCGCGTGGTAACCACGCGCAGGCCGTCTGCAAACTCGACCAGGACGTTTCTCGGCCCAGGACCTCTGGCCCGGGCCAGTATCCGGCAGGCCTGGCCGTGGCGCTCGGGCAGCCACTTTTTCAGCCGCCAGGTGCATCGCATCCCACTCATCCTCCGCCTTTCCGGGCTTTGCGCCGCTCTGCTTGAGCCAGGTAGTCCTCCACCACTGGTCGCACTTCGTCGGCCAGTGAGCCCCAGAGCGCATAGGCCGTCTGCCGATCCGTCTGCCCGTTGCTCTGGGCCAGCGCTTGAGCAAGATAGCCCCGCAGGTACAAGACGCGATCGTGCTTGGCACACTTGCGGGTCGCTTCGAGGGCCTCTTCGACCAAGTGCCGCGGCAGCACGCCTTTGGCCACCAGAGCGGCGATCACCAAGGCGAGCCGTCTGGCAGTTTTCGATTTCAGGCCGATGACGCGGCCCACGTGGTTCGCCGTCTCTAGCCTCTCCTTGCTCCAGAAATCTTTTGCGACGACGACTTCGACGACGCCGGGCGGAGCCCGGCCATCGCATCCCGTCTTCGTCTCCGTCGTCGTCGTCGTTGTCGTCTTCGTCTTCGTCCCCGTCTTCGTCTTCGTATGGCGCTGGCCGTTATGGGGTGCCGATGGGGTCGGCATGGGGTCGGCATGGGGTGCCGATGGGGTCGGCCCCCTGGGCAAAGACGTGGAGACGAACCAGACTTTGCCGTCGCGGGTCTCCCGCTCGACGTACTGGATGGCGAAATTTCCTTCGACATCCGGGTAACGCGAGTATTGAGAGCGTCCGCAACGCCTCCAATTCGTTACCTGGACGACCGGCTGGCCGTCGACCTTCCAGGAAACGATCAGCCCCGCCTCTTTGAGTTCGTGGAGTGCCGATTCAACGTCGTTGGCTCGCACCCGACCTTTGAGCGGGAATAGACGGGAGACCAGCAGATCGGTCCGGCCGTCTATTCGGCCTGCGTCGTCGACGACGAGCAGCAGACGGTGATAGACGCACTCGGCGAACCAGTCGAGGCGATTGACTTTGTCCGAATCCAGGAATCCATCGCGGATCACGCGATTGGGCATCCGTTCTTGCCTCCGTGTCGATCAACTTCCTCTCATTCGCTCCTCGGTTTCCCGCCATTCTACCCGGCCGCCGATACGCTCAATGCTGCGTATGAATGCCGCCTGCTCGGCGGCACAGGAATCGCAGAAGCGACGTTCTACGCACTGACCGCTCCACCAGAAGACGAGCAACACGTAGCGCACCAGCCGCTTCCCTTCTTTCTCCAATAGGCAGGCGCATTCATCGCAGAACACAAGATTGAACGCATCAATCAGGAGTTTTCTTTTTATGATTTCATCGAGCATAGTTGTTTCTTCCAGTGCCCCGGCCGGGATTTGAACCCGGTAGGCCGACCTCCTCCCCTGCCGGCAGGTCCTCCGGCGTCACGGTCGCGCGCATCCGTGGCTCGTCGCCGGTCGTACTGCACTCGCAAAACCTGCGTGTTCCCACCACGCCGCCGGGGCTTGTCTATCGTCTCCTTGCAAATCGCTGTCTCAGCCATTCCTCGCGTTCCAGCCGGGCTGCGGGGTTGCGGTCCGAGTAGTCGCCGCCCTCGTCCGGGTCGTCATCGAACAGGCGCTTGCAATGTGAACACCAGTATTGGCCTTCACCTGCTTGACTCACTGATTTGCGCCTGCCGCACCAGGGGCAACATGGCAAAGGCGTTTCATTGCGCTGCTGCATCTGCTTTCTCCTGGAGAAGTTCC